TCGCGGGGTATACGCTCCAGCCCATCGTCCGAAACGAAGTATGCGAAGCCACCCATTACTACACCAACGCTGTCATCAAAGAAAGCCAAGTCTCCGCGCTGCGCATGACCTATTGTAACCTCTGAGAACTTGCCATCCATAGTCGCTTCAAGGGTTCCTGCGCCAATGTCCTTGATGACCTGTAGGCTGGTTTTAAGGCTGTCATATTGACCACGGAACTCAGACATAGGGTCTTCGCCAGTCATAGCTTCAACAGCCCCTGCGGCAAACAGGCAACAGTCATTTATGCCATACTCAAACGGCTCATGGCGCTTGATAGAGATGTAGTCAGCTAAAGCGTCTTCCCAAGTTGATATTCTCATCTAAAATTCGCCATTCCATAATCGTTTTCACCAGCGCCGCCGCCGCCGTAGCCATAGCTACCAGCTTCAGCCATGCCGTTTGCAGCAGAAACAGAAGCTTCTCCGCTAAGATCGCCAGCATCAAAAATGTTCTGGATAAGGTAAGTTTTGTTTTGTGCGCCAGCAATACTGGCTAAATAGTTTTCTATTGTAAGACTGACTGCTTGGCTCTCCGAATTACCAGAAATACCAACTTCATTCATGTAGCCAGTATAATAGGGAATAATGGAACCAATTTGATTCTCATTCTGATCGACGCAATAAAACCATAGCCTTGCGGTGCGACCCTGCCATTTTGATTTATCGCCTATAATAGCCAAAAAGTCAGCATTGTTTACTACAAGGCCGCTCATTGAAATCGTCACAGTGTCAGATCCGGATTCGTTATGCTTTACAGGCGACACGTTAATCAAATCGTGACTGAAGCCTTCGTAAGTTCCATCCAGTTCAGAATCCCCTGATCCTGAAATAACCTTGTCGTAAAGGCCGCTTGTGCCGCGCAAAACATCGCCAACAAAGTCAGCGTAAATAAGCACACGCCAATTAACGACTGTGGCTTCCAGTGCAGCCTGTGTGGTTGCATCAACCATTAGAAGGACTCCCGTAGATTCAGCGAGAGGCTATATACATAACCAACCTCACCTGAAAGCGTTGGCTCCTCCACCAAATACATTAAGCAGTAAGGGTTCTTGAACTCTATGGCCGCATTGTCCGCTGGCGAAACTCGCACAGGCGGCTCGAACGTCAGCACAGCCACACCAGAACCATTGGAAGTGACGTTTTCAGTCAACTGCAAAAGCTGGTTGTTGATGGTGACATACTGACCAGCCTGTAAGACGGTAGTGGACAGGGGCCAGCCGTCAGTGTTCAGCGTCCGACCTGTCTGACCAGCGCCATTAACCAGTGGCGTAGCTGTAGACGATGACTGCGGCGTTGCCGGATCGACGGGAACCTGAAAGTCATTTGCCGCACCACGCGACTTAGCAATGAAAGAGCGCCAAGGATTAATGCTGGCTGTTCCGACAATCGGCGGAAATGTAATCTGGCATTCCCACCAGCCACGGCCAGATGCAAGCGTCTGACGCCGTCCTGTCCAATCAGATACGTTTGTCTGTGCTGGCATAAGCAGCCGCCATGCCATGCCCTGTGGCTTCGGCGTTGAAGGATATGTGATTGTAGCCATTACTGCATTGCTCCACCGAGGCGCGGCCTACGAAGACCCGCAATTGTGCGTGACTCTGCCGCTGCGATAATTGCCGGAGCAGCTTCAAGGATACCCTGCTGCACTTGAGCGCGAACTGCTGCTGGATCGCTTGAACCACGGGCGTCTACGCTAATGCTGATAGGGCTTCCACCGCCACCGCCACCACGCATGTTGTTGTTGGGAATGATGGTTCCATTTCCGCCAGGGATAAATAGTTCTGGGCCTCGTTCACCTACCATGTACGGTGTATTACCCGTGACTGAGCCGCCAACTGCCCTGCCTGTCAAAGCGGCTGTTGTGCCAGAGCCAAAGCCCTTAACAGGAGCCCCACCTGGTTTCAATCCACCAAGCGCACCACTAACTATGCCAACAATCTGCTGGACAACAAACAGCCTAAACAGTTCATCAATGACCGCGCTGATGATACCCTTCATGGCGTTCTTGAACGACATTGCGCCAGTGAGAATGCCTTTGAATGAATCGGATATAGTAGTGCCGATCCTTTCAAACGACCTATCCATTTCATCTGCTTTGGATAAAATATCTTGCATTTCCTTGCTGATAGGAAGTTCTCCCATATCAGGCAAAGCGTCTTTCACCATGCGGTCAGCTTCTTTGAGATCATCCTTTAGCGCATCGCTGTAGGCACTCATTTCAATGGACTCTACCGCAGTCTTGAACGGCGCAATAGTTGCAGCCTGTCCAACTTTTGACAGCTCCATAAAGTCTTTTTCTAACTGGGCAATTTCGCGCTGATAAGCAGGAATTTCCTTCATGCCTACTTTTCCAATCTTATCCATAAATGCCTCTATGGATTTTGACTCTTTCTCAAGCGCGGCTTCTGTTTCTTTCGCACGTTTATTGGCTTCATTTTCAAGTTTTTTGGCAGCGGCCTCACCAGCCCTCAAAGCCTTTGCAGAAGCGGCGCTATCTTCTTTAGTATGGCGCTGCCTCATTTGTGCAAGCGTATTTTGCAACTGAAGCATTTCAGTATTTAAGTCTAAAGTTTTCTCTGTGGCTTCATTGTATCCGGCAGTCGCCACTGCGTTTTGATACATGGCTTTACCAACTTTTAATAAAGGTTGGGTTCTCCAGTTATCTAAAACATTTTTGCTATCCTGCATTTTGCGGCCAAATTTACCGGCCTCAGTAGCTGACTTTTGAAATTCAAATTGAAGTCCAGCCAACTTAGTTTCGTATAGCGCCAAAACTTCTTCGCGTGTTTTTGCTAAAGTAACTTGATAATCAAAAAGGGCATCGCGGGAACGTGACAGCGCATTAGCAAACTTATCATTTACCTCTGGGGCTTGGTTCATCATGTTCCATAATGCAGAAACAGCCATCGTGCCTATGACAAGGGCAGCCCCCCAAGGACCAGCCAAGAAAGCACCGACCTTACCAGCAACACCGCCCATTTGCTGCATGGCAATACCGACTTGGCCGATCTGCTGATTGAATGCTTGGATAGGACTTGCACCCGTTGACACACTGGTGGCAAAGTCATTGATTTGCATACCAAGCTGCTGAGTGCCTTGGCGGTTTTGGCGAAGAGCCTTGGACTGGGCATCCAGCGCATTGTTATAGCGCACACCGTTACGAATTACGCTATCAGTGGATGTAGAAAGAGTTTTATTAGCCGAAGCTAACTTCTTGGTTTCAGCCTCAAGCGCACCAACCCGATTAATCAGATTGGCGATTTGCTCCATGCCCTGCGTATGGGCAATGATATTAAAATCAAGATTTTGCTCTGCCACGCTTCTGGTTTTCCTCACTCACTTTGAAGAATGCTACCCACTCGTTATACTCTTCAATTGAGATTTGTTCAATCTCTGCGATGGTCTTGCCGAGCCGATCCGCCAGGGTAATAAGATTGTACCTAAGCGGATCGTTTCTTAGTTTTTTTCCTGCTCCTCGACGCTATCACCGCTCATAAATGCAGCGGCCACAGTCGAAATTACAGATACTTCTTCACGCATCAGGACAGCTTTATCCTCAAGCGTGAACAACTTTTCGCCCTGACCATTTTCAGCCTTGAGAATGATAAGATCAACCATTGCATCAAATGATGCGGAACCCAAAAAGTTAGGGTGCTTGCGCTGAATGCGGTTCAATTCACCAGCAAGCAGAGGGCCGTAATAGACCGTCTCTGGCTTGCCTTCATCACCCCACTCTGCAACGTCGATGTGACGCTTATTCGATGTTCGCTCTGCAATACGCTTGGCAATACTCATATTAATATCCTTCTAATTATACAGCCGCGCTGGTCAAAGCCCCTGTTCCTTGAACAGTGATAGTGGATTCCACCATACCATCGAAGCTGCCTGTGATAGTCTTGCCCGTTACAATGGCTTGACCTGTTAAATAAACATCCGCAGTCGTTGTTCCTTCTGGGTAAAAGCGAATATTGACTTCCGATCCAGGAACCAATGCGCCCTGACCAGTCGTGTCTGTTTCATCCCAAAACACATCAACCGAACCAGACCAACCCTTCAGAGTAGTCTTGAACGTGCGATAGCTGTCACCCATTGATGTGTCTTCAACGGTGTCAGCAGTTTCTTCGACAGAGTAAGAACGAATTTCAAGAACAGCGTTGGAAGCGCCAACGCGAACAGTGCCTTCTGAACCAGTATGGGTAGCCATGTCTTATCCTTACGCCAGTGTTGCTTCGGTCAAAGCACCAGTGCCTTGAAGCGTGATTGTCGATTCTACCATGCCGTCAAAGCTACCAGTGATGGTCTTTCCTGTCACCGTCGCTGTTCCGGTATAATACTTTTCAGATACGCCAGCCGACGCACCTTCTGGAAATACGCTGATCGTGACCTGAGCGCCCACTACAAGGGCAACCTGACCGTTGGTGTCTGTTTCGTCCCAAAATACGTCAACGGAGCCAGACCAGCCCTTTAGTGTCGTTTTAAAGCTACGATAGCTATCACCCATCGAAGTATCTTCGACAGTGTCAGCGGTTTCTTCCAAAGAGTAGGAGCGAATCTCTGCGATGGTGTTTGCACCAACCTTAAGCGTTCCTTCACTGCCAGTATGCGTAGCCATTACTCAGACTCCTCGACTTTCTCTGCTTGAACCTTTGGCTTTGCAGCCTTCTTAACATCCCAGCCGTTAGACTGATATTGCTCTAGATCGCATTCACAAGCGAGTATCTCATCGCCAGCTTTGTTGTAAACTTTGACCATCTTCATCTTGGTGTCTCCACATCAGCTATAGATGTAACATATTCAGCAACGTAAGACAACCGAGCAGAGGCCGTTGGCTTTTCGCCTTCGACGTTAATGTCTACGTCTGTTTCAGTCAAAACGCAACTCTTAACTAATCCGTTTAGTGAGAAATCAGAGCCAATGGCATCTTCAATTAGAACACAGGCATCATCGATTTGATTTACTATCGTCGCACTGGAACCCTTGATATGGATGTCCACCGTTAGGTTCAGCGAACCGCGCAGCGTCCTAAAGCCTATGCTGACAAGGGAAGACGTTTGACTGTTGGTGTAAACTACAGCCGCTGGCAGCTTTGCTTCATCCAAGGCATAGGAGCGCATCTTGTAAACGCGGCCAGAAAAGAAAGGCAACGCGCCAATGATGGTGGCGACCCGATCCCTGATCTGTTGGTTCATGTGCGCCATTAGATTGACACCTGACAGTTATTTATGGCGGTTGTGTACTGCACGTTAAATATCATCTTACCGGAACCGATAGCTTTCTCGCCGCCAGTTTCGACATCAAAGTCTGAACTTGCCAGAACGCAGCTTTTTGCCAATCCGCCTAAGAAGAAGTCATCTTCTACCTTGCTTATC